TAATTCATAGTTATGTTCTTTACAAAATTGATAGATGTAAGGGAATAAACCCATATAGATCTTATGGGTTTTGATATTGAATAGACGGATGTATCCATCCCAGAAACGATTGCGAACTGCTGGCATGAATTTTGCTCCAGGAACTTCAAAAGAAAAGAAGTCAAACAATTCGCGATAGATGCTATCGTCAGCATCAATTACCATATGGACTTCGTCCACTTTGGTTAGTTTTACTTTCATTATCTATATGGGAAACCTTGTACCCATCCAACTAATGAAATGCGTGTACCTGCTAATACAGGTGTCACTTGATGAAATAAAAAAGAAGGGAATGCTAAGAATGTTCCCTTTGCTTTACACGACCATGGTACAGTAGCAATCATAGAATCTAAATCAAATTCTGTACGACCACCATCTCTGCCTAGATCCCAGAACTGTTTCCAGGGTTCTATGAATTGAAAATTACCACCCTCATATTCTTGGGGATCGGTCAACTGAATGACCCAAGACAATTTTCTATGCCTACCATCATCTCCTACTTCTCCACCATGATCAGCATGCCAGTGATAATAACCACCTTTCTCACCGACTGGTGCACCATTATAAATGGTGTATTGTAAGTTCTCTTGGTAACATAAATCAAAGTTCCAGCCACCTTCCTGATTAGCACGATTAGTCATTTCAACTATCTTACCCATTAGATGCTCAGGTAATTTTGCTGGTTCGAACCAACCTGTTACAGATTTACGAGATCTAAAATCTACTAGATCTTCTTCGTCTTTCATGTCGGGATCATGTTTTCCTAGTCCGACTTTACCTGTACCCAACTGTATGTGTCTTGCTAACTCATGAAACTGATCACATTCTTCTGCTGTAAAAGCACCTGGAATCTTATAAAAATAATTGTTTAATATCATTAAGCACCAGCCATAAACTTTCGCCACTCTATAATGTTCTTGATAGTTTGGTGTCTCCACTTTAACATATCAATAATTTCAGAAATGTATTCTATAGTAATCTTGGCAATGTCTAATTTGTTTTTCATAATTTGCAAATCTTTATCACTTTCGAAGAAGTAATTGAAATCACCTTTCATAATCTTAAGTCCATTGAAAGGATCATAATCCCAACCAAGATCTTCGATCTCTGATTGTGATAGTTTGCCATTGAACCATAACCACTTGTTCTTAAGCAGTTCTTTGTATTTCAAATTCAATTTTTTCTCAACCAACTTCCAATCAGTTAAGTATTCTGAGTATTTAGCATGAAGTCGAGGGACGTCTAAAGATGAGACATCTAACTCAATATCATTGATGGAACATTCCTCTGTCCATTCGCTCTTGATCGATTCTAAAGATTTCATGTATAGTTTTATATTTAATGTGTTTACAGTCCATGTCTTTTATCCATGGACCACCTCTTGTAAAGTGAACAGCACCTGCTTTGTAAAAGTTTGCTTCATCACTATAACCCTCGCACCAATTCCATCTATCTGGAATAGCACCAATCTTATTGGCATTAGTCCATTGGAACTGATGTAAGTATTGACCAGACTCAGTATTAATGACTTCTGGTGTCAATTTCTTGCAATCTTCATGAGCATTATTGAATACCATGAGACTTGACCATAACTTCTTAGGATACCAAACATCTTTTTCGTTTCCTAGTTTCTGGCGATAACCTTTATCACTGAAGTCATGCTTTACACAAGATACTGCTTCATCATGATTAACTGACATGATGAGTGGAGTCGGATCTTGTAGGAAAACAAAGTCATCGTCGCAGAATAAACTTATGCCCTCATAATTTTCTAGATGAGGAATTAGGAAGCGACTATATGTAAACTCAGTTGATTGGTTAGCATACTCTCTAGTGTATTCAGGTATTTGCGATACATCAAGATATTTGATGATAAAAGGATGCGACCACTTATTGATTGATCTTTCGCATGCTTTTGATGCTGTACCATGTCTGCTGTCATACCCAATGTACAGAGTTGGTTTCTTTTCGAACATATGCTTTATCTTAGCATAATGATCATCGTAATTGACTTGGTAGTTTATAGTTTGGAAACATTCTAAATTACCCCATCCTCCTCCATTCACAAGAAAGTCTAATGAGAACTCACCTTCTTTGTGCACATGGTTTTGCCAAAAGATATCACAATACATTTCAAAGTCTAAAGCAGGATACTCTCGGAATAGTTCGTAAGGATCCCAAATTATAACATTAGGATTCCAGTCTAACCATCTAAGTGCGTTTACTCTACCTGTTCCTGGATGTACATGATAAGAAAAGGATAACTGATGATTCTTACTAGCATCATAAGTCAACACACCTTGTGGTGGATATTCTAAACCATTGCTTTTGATATTATGAATAAGATAATGCATCTTATTGAAATGATACATCCTATTCTGTTCTTCAGTTCTATGGGGTAATGTAGATCCAATTACATCATACTTGTTTTTGAATGCAAAGTAATCTCTGATTCTAGTATGTGTATCTGGTCTCCCATTGTTAATACGAGAATCTACAGTTTTGAGTGGAACATACCTACATGCTCCAGGAAATTCTTTAAACCATTGTTTTGCTAAAGGTGCTTCTTCACCCTTTTTAGATATGGTTTCAAAGTTTTTAGTTTCGCGTGGAAATTCTTCAAGTATCATAATATATCCTCAAGTATATTCTACTATATTTATCACGTGTTGTAAAGGTGATTTACGAGTTGTCAGAGATGTTGAAGTATGTAAACCTAAAACTGATGTTAGATGTTAGAGTAGCAACATCTGTACTTTCACTAGACATTTGAAACCCACCCAATGCTATGGGGAAGGCATCATAAAATCTCATAAACTTATTTGGATTATTCTTGTTGGTATTGATAACCAGTGTGATATCTTCATACTGCTCTAAATCAGAACCTGTGCCTGTATAAGCATTAGTAGAACTAGAAGTAGTTCCTGTCAATGCTTTGAAAGTTTCAGGATCATTTGCAGGAGTAATGGCACGCATCCAATCATATACCTCTTTGTAGTTTTTTAGATCTTCATCCACAAGATATGTGATGTTTAAGTCCATAAAACTTATCTTATCTCCAGGATAGTATGCATTCACACCAATGTTAGTGGCAAAGATTGCTTCAGAGAAACTTATGTCTGGTACTGTAACTGCTGTACAGAAGTATTCTACAGTTGGTAATCTGGGGATCAACAACTTAAAGGATGTTGGTTGTAAATAAGATTTGTTAGTTGGTGTTGCCATATTAGTATTTATACAAAAAAAAGGGCAGATAAACTGCCCTTAGAAAACAATCAATTGTTTTTATAGAATGTTAGATACTGCTAACTTTCTGTAGTAGAAGTTAGTACCAGCAGTTGCTAATCCATCAGAAGGAGCGGATCCTACGAATGGGTTAGAAATCATTCCATATCGAGTTTTGAACCCGATTTTTGGTTGGAATGTGTTCTCACCTACTGCACGAACCATTTGTAATGGGACGTATGGGCAGTAGAAAAGACCTGCGTCATAAGGGTTAGTACCTCTGTATCCGACTGTTAAATAGTCAACACCAGCATATGGATCAACATATACTTTGAATCTTCCATTTAATACACCAGCAAAAGTATTACCAGTGTCGTCTACATTTAATCCTGTTTGAAGTGCAGGAGCATAGTCTAACACACCTGACATTGCTAGAGCACTAGCGACGTCTGATGAACATAGAACCATGTTACCTTTACCTCTTCGAGATTCTTTAGCAATAGTATTTGCTTCTCTCTCGATTTGGAAAAGAAGTCCTTTGAATTTTTCAACTGACCATCTTCCGTTAGCATCTACATCCAAGTTGAATGTACCAGGAGTTGATGTTGCAGCAGCACCAGTTTTTGCCTGGATGTTTACTGTTCTAACAACTTCTCTGTTGATTTCTGCTAAGATTTCAGAAGATAGAATGTTTGCTAATTCTGCTTCTGCATCAAGACCATGAATTGCTTTAAGGTCTTGTGCTAATTCCATTGTGTATTCTGCTTTTAATGCTCTTGATTTTGCAGTAACAGTTGCTTTCTCGATTGAGAATGCCATTTCTGCGAAAGAGTTTGAACCAGAATCACCCAATGCTTCAGCAGTTGCTGTAGTCATACCTGTTCCAGTTGTATCTTCATATGATGGTGAAGATGTGTCAAATGGATCAGTGATCTGTGCTGATAAAGGACCAGCAGCAGTTGGGTTTGCAGCACTGGAGTATCCAGTGTCTGGCTCGTTAATGCCTAATGCTTCAGTTTTGCCTGTTCTAGCAACTGTAGGATAGTCGTTGTATCTTGCTTTCATTGCGAAGATAAGACCTGTAGGTCCAGTCATTGGCTGAACTCCACAAATGTCATATGCGACTAAGTTAGGCATTGCTCTTCTAACTAAAGAGATTAAAATAGGATCCCAATTTGAAATTGGTGCTCCTGTAGAGTTTAATGGTGCTGCTTCTGCAAGCATTGCAGCATCTTCTCTAAGTGCTTTTTCTTGGTTTTCAAGAATAACTGTAGTGACTGCCTTTCTGTAGGGATCCTTGATCTCTGAGACTTCAGGATGCTCTAGAATAGGTTGCCACTTTTCTTGTAATTGTTCTGTCATAAACATAGTTAATTACCTTTTCTCCTATTTTGAGTTTAGTGGTTTGACCTTTGATACGAATTCTGCGTACTTTGCCATGGTAGGATCAACGACCTTATCAGTTGACTCAACAACTGTATCAGTCCATTCATCTTCACCTTCGGCAGCACTCTCGATCAAAGTGTCTTCGGTTTTCTCTGTTGGGAAATATGCTTCTTTGATTTCAGAGATTTTGCTAACAAAATCTTCTTTGTCTTGGAAGTCTACTTTTCCACTTAGAGAAAGTAATTTTTCTTTCTGTGCTTCAGATAAATCTGCACATGCTTCATTGACTACAGACTCTCTTTGGAATCCGTCAATCTCTTCTTGAAGTTTCATATTTCTTTCAACTTCAGAGTTTAACTTGTCTTCCATTTCATCAAGTCTATTTGCCAATTCGTCCATAACATCGTACTTCTCTTCTGGTACTTCAACATAGTGTTCTACGAACAATGCTTTTAGTCCTTCAATGAAGTTCTCTGTCATTTCTGATTTAAGACCTCTCTCAATTGCGAGTTCGTTTTCTTTAACCCACTCTTCTGCAACATATGAGAGATACTTATCAACTTGCTCGGAAAGTGCAGATTTGCTTTCTTCCACAGCAGTTTGATGTTCTTTTGAGTACTGTTCTGTAAGATCTTTTTTGATTTGATCAACTTTAACAGCAACAGCAGATTCGAAGATAGTTTGTGCTTTTGCTTTGTTCTCTTCATCTAAGTTTAGAGAGTTAGCAAGTGCTTCGACGTCTTCGTTGACTTCAACTTCTTTGATAGCATCTTCAAGTTCTTTTTGAACTTCTTCGTCCATCTCGTCTTCGTCTTCGTCCTCTTCCTCATCGTCAGAGTCGTCTTCTTTTTCTTCTTTCGCTTTTGCTTCGTTGATTATAAGATCGAATTGCTCAGCAACTGACTCTTCGTCAGCATACTTGAGATGTTCAGCGATTGCTCTTATGATTTCTGCTTTTGTAGACTCTTCCATGTCGTCTTCTTCGTCGTCATCTTGTTTGTCTACCATCTTATCATAAGATGCTTTAAGTTGTTCTTTATCCATGTCTTTGAACTTGTTGACCATTGCTTTAATCATTTCAACTTTAGAATAACCTTCTTCGATTGAATCTTCTTCAGTGTCAACATCTTCGCTAACTTTAGCAGCGACTTTGTCGCCACCATCTTGATCACCTTTTCTTTTTGGTGATTTTTTGTTATCAGATGCTTTTTTAACTGATGCTACTGCCTTGTCAACAGGATTTTCGTCTGGAGTTACAACTTCGCTTTTTCCTTTTTCTATCTTTTCAGCATCAGATGAACCTTGCTT